CCCAGCGTAATGGCCCAAATCTTCTCGAGCAGACGCCCAACTAATATCGACAATCGCCCCTCTTTCCGCTGCCAATTCAGATCATCCGACGACTTTTGCAACACTATCTGCCAGTACCGGACAATCAGCGCGGCGGTGGCCGCGGCCAACGCCGACCCCAACGCAAACGACTATTACGATATCGAAGTCGCACCCGGAACTTACCCCGGTGATGACCCGGCCAATGACGATCAAGGTCGATCCCAAAAGGACGGGAGAGCCCGTGCTGCATATTCGCGCTTTGCTTCCTCGGGGTCCGCGAGAGGATCCGCCACCCCTGCCGAGATGCCGAATTCACGCAATTCGGCGACAATATCGGATTCAACGGCCTTGAGGTACTGAGTTGCGCCCCCAACTGGTCGGCGACCCGGAACCCCCAGAACGGTGCAAATCCTCGTTGTCAGATCGCCGAAAGCTGTTCGACAGCTTTGCGCCACAAGGTAGGTCTGGCCTTTTGCTGCCCGCTCGATCTTCATCGAAGAAACGGACAGCGAAACAATGACTCGGTTCAGCACCGATGTGTTTCTGACAAAGCCACGTGAGGCGGGGTGGAAGCGATGCGCTCGCGTGACAAACATTGCCTCGTCGTGCGCGCCCCCGAGCGCAAAGCCGACAAAGTTCAGCAGCGCGCGCACACCCCCGAGCCGCACCTCTGGCGAGATGGCTTCCCATTGTGAGCCGGCGATAAATTGCGACAGCCGGTTCGTGACATGCGATTAGTCGCCGGTCATTGGTACCTCCTGCTCGAAGTTGGTCGCGGGCTGGTGACACCTAAGTTCGCTGACTAAAACCATCCTATGCACCGCGAAACCGATGGTTCACATGACTCGCCGCTGGAGCGAAGTGGATTCGAACTGTTGGTCCCAGTCAGAGGCGAGCGACCCGGCTCACTCGGCCGCGTCAGCCTCAATTTGAGCCTTTCTTTTCTCCTCCTGCTCGGCCTGCCATTCCATTGAGCCGCGGGCGTATATGGTTTTGGGGGGGGCCGGATTGACGGTCGGCTTAAGCTTTTCCAGCTCTCGGCGTATATGCTCATGCAAGCCCCAATTCCGCATATCGGGACTGAGCATCTCGAGGGCGCCGCTGCAGGCGTCGACCTCGTCGTCATGGGCGAACTCGGGAAAGCCTTCTAGGACGCGGAACAGCTCCTCGTTCCACGAGCCGCGCCGGATCTTTAGATTGCCCCCGCGGCACTGCGAGCTGAACGGCCCAAAGCGCGTCAGCTTGTCGCCACTTTCCGAGGCCGTGGTCACGGTGAAGCTGCTCAGCATCCGTATCAGGTGATGTGCCTGGCTCTTGCCGGCCTGCCCCGGATCCTGGCCGAAGCCGATGCGGACCTTTTGCCGTCCTGCGCGGCGGTGTTTGAGAAGCAGTCTTTCGGTGTCACCGGGGTTGGCGCGCGCACGAACCATGTCAAGTAACCAGAAGCCGCCGCTTCTGTCGCGGCCGAGCTTGATGCCGACCGTCCAATCAGGGTCGTTGAGCTCGGTCTTTTCGGTGGCGGCGAGATCCCAATAGCGCACGACATCGAGGTCGGCCGGGATCTCGTCGACGATGACGCACCACTCGCGCTTAAAATAGGGCCCGGCGGCCGGCCGGATCTTCCAATTGCCGCCCAGCAGCCGCTCGCGCTCGAGCAGCGGCAATGACAGCAAGTAGTTGACATATTCTGGGTTGACCTGCAGGAGGGCCGGGTTGTCGAACACTGTCGCCGGAATAAACGTGACGCTGATCGGCCGGGGCGGTTCGATGCCCGGCGGCAGATCCTCGGGTTGTGGCAGGTGTTGCAACAACTCCTCGGGCCGGTCGGCCCAAAGGGTCTTTTCCGCGACGCGGACATAATAGCGCAGCACGCCGGCCCGCTCGGCGATCGGCAGCCCGCTCTCTGGGTCAATCCACCATGCCAGGAAGTCGGCGACCCAGCTGTCAGCGTCCGGGTTGCAGGTCGCGCGGATATAAGGCTTGACGCCGCAGATCGAGCGGTTGCGGCTGACCACGTAGAAGAACTGATGCGCCGTGAAATGCGTCAGCTCGTCAAAACAGATCAGAGCGATCTGCGCGCCCTGCCAGTCATAGACCGTGCTGTCGAACTGCAGGTGCGAGAACTTGATCCTGCCGCCGCGCCGCCAGCGCCATTCGCGCATTCCAATGTGCGGGGTTCCGCCGAGCCGGGGATAGAAGTTCTGGCTCTCGTCCCACAACCCGCCGGGATTGGTGATTTGCGGTGTCGAGCGGCGGAAGAACACCGCGGTGAAGTTCGCGACCCGCGTGGCGTGGCGCAGCGGTTCGAGGATCAATCCAACGGTCTTTCCGCCGCCTGCTGCGCCGCCATAGATGCAGATGTCGGCGGGACTGCGGAGAAAGTCGGTCTGTGGTCCCGGCTGCGCGGAGATCGTTGCCGCGGGTGACAGCATGGGGCCGCGCGGCCACGCAATCGTATTAGGGTGTACGCGTTCGGTCCGGCTCATGTCCCGAGTTCCGAAGCCTGCGGCCGCGAGTTTCGGGCGAAGTGTTTTTCTTGCGCGTCGCGCAGCCCTTGTATCAGTTCGGGATCGCGGCTGTTGTCGGGCAGCAAGAGGACTGTCGATGAACCCATCTCGGCATCGCGGTCCGCAGCCGTGCCGTCCGGCACGGCACATTCGCGCCAGCGTGCCCGCGTCTTTAACCAAAAGATCTGCGCCGCGACATTGCCGGCCTTGGCGGCGGCAAACAAGGAGCCGGAAACGATGGCGTTGGCCTCGGCCGCCCCGCGGTCGAGGTCATCGCGAAAACGCTCGCGCAACGCTTTCGGCGCGCACCCGATGATGCGAGCGATGGCGTCCTGAGGGACGCCAATCCCCGCGAGATGGCGGACCTTTTCGCGCATCGCCTCGGTGACGAAGAATGTCTTTCTAGCCATTGGTGGACCCCGACCGATCGCGATCCTGGCTGCCAGAGCGCTCATCGAGGGATTGGCCCGAGGCCTGGTGGATCGCGATACGCCCGGTGAAGGCTTGCCAGCGTCTGACGATCACATCGACGTAACCCGGGTTCAGTTCGATCCCGCGGCAGATGCGGCCGGTCATTTCGTCCGCGATCACGGTCGTGCCCGAACCGAGAAACGGGTCATAGATGATCTGGCCGGGCCGGCTGTTGTTGAGGATCAGTCGCCGCATACACTCGACCGGCTTTTGCGTGCCGTGCCCCCAGCTCTCTTCGCGCTCGCGATTGCCAAACGGATTGTTGTTGGCGATCTCCCAGACTGTGGTTTGCTTGCGGTCACCTTGCCAGTGGCTCGTTTTACGCTCGCGCACCGCGTAACAGCAGCATTCGTGCCTCCAGTGATAATCGCCACGGCTCAGCGTGAAGTGCTGTTTTATCCAGACGATCTGGGCGCGCGGCTGCAACCGGCAAGCCGTCCAAATCGGCACCGACGACGTTTCCCCTCAGCGCACCGTGCCATACATAAGCGACATCCCCACTAAACAACGCGTAGGCCTGCCGCCAGTCGGCGCGGTCATCGTTGAGCACCTTGTCCGTCGCAAGCTTGCCGCCGCTAAAGCCATGGCGCGCGCGCCAGGACGGATCATAGTCGACCCCATAAGGCGGATCGGTGACCATCACATCAGGCTGCGTTCCCGCCAGCACCGCCTCGATATTCACCGCGTCAGTGCTGTCACCGCAGCCGACCCGGTGGTCGCCCAACTGCCATATGTCACCCGGCCAAGTGACCGGTTGCTCGGGTATTTCCGGGATGCTGTCGGGATCCGTCAGACCGCTCGACCCCAGGATGTCCAGAATGGCTTGAAGCCGATCCGATTCGAAGCCGAGCAAGTCGAGGTTGAAGCCGGTGAAGCCGAGCGCTTGCAGTTCGGCCCGTAACAGATCGAAGAACTTGGCCGTTCTGCCGAAACGGCGTGAAGGAAGCCATGATCAGGCGCATTTCACGCGGCGCCGTGGCCAACACTGCCAACGCTGGCACGTACGCCAAGCATGACATTGGAGGAATCGGCGAGCAGCGGCAGCGCACGCAACTCTGATCGTAGGTCCGTAACTTGGTCAAATGGCGGAGATCACCACAACGACCAAAACTGAAGTGCTATCAGCGTCCCGACCCGCCATTGCCGAGACCCAGGCCGAGCAGAAAGACCAGCACAAACGCGCCCACCCAGAGTGCGGTATCGGGGGCCATAGTTTCCTCTGTCGGAGACCGGGGTCTGCGACTGCCCGCCTCCACGAACGTTTTGCATCAAGAGTGCGGCGGACCCGGTTGCAGCAGTGGGGCGTCGGGATCAACCTACCGTCGCCGGATAAATTTGTCGGCTTAGCGATCGTGCCATGTGGTGGAATGCCGCATATCTTGCGTTCCTGCTGAGGAGGACGAAGTTACGTTTACCGGGAGGGCTCTTCGCCGTTACAGGCGGGCGGCGCGCGCCGCAGCGGTGAAGAAGTATCGATCTTATATCCCGACA